ACAACGACCTGGTTGGGCGCCGAAGCGGCCGTATCGTCCCCGCCAGCGCCCTCCAGTTGCAGGGGCGGCGCGTCGTCGGGGAGGTCCAGCTCCTGGACCACGAGGCGGGGCTCGGCCATGAGCGCGTCGATCTGGCGGGGGGTGAGGCTGCCGGCCGGGTGGTCCACGGCCCGGGCCGGGTGGGACAGCCCGGCCCGGCGGAAACCCGGGATCGTCGAGGTGATGCGGTAGACTTTGGGCATGGGTGGCTCCTTGTCGTGCCCCGACGCTAGGCGAGATAGGGAACGACCAGCACGTCGGCCGTTCCGAACCATTCGTTGGTGGCCCCGCCCGTGGTCATCTCGTTTTTGAGCAGCTTGCGGGCCGCGCCTTCCAGGGACGGCGGAACCACGAGGAGGTTGGGCATGATGCCGAGTGGCGATCCGGCCTCGTTCTTGAAGCTCTGCATGGCCGTGCGGGCAGCGGCGTAGGAATCGGCGTCCAGGGTCTGCTTGCTGCCGAAGGCCATGTGCCAAAAGCCGAATCCCACGTTCACCCGGGCGTCCACGCCGTAGAGGTATTCATTGCGCATGAACACGCGTTCGTCGGTGGGACGATCAAGGCTGACCAAGTTGTAGTCCCGGCGCTTCTGAAAGATCAGCGGTTTGACCGGCCGGGTGGTGTCGAGCAGGAACCAGGGAACACCCGCGCCGCCGCCGAAGTTGGAAACGCTGACGATCTGGCCGTTGACGGCGACCGGATGGTCGGTGTCGAAAAAGTTCTGGCCGTCGTAACAGAGGGTGGAGAAGCCGGCCTTGAGCAAGGCGAAGATCAACTTGTCGGGGTGGCGCTTGGCATTGTCGCCGAGCATGGCGAATCGCGGGGCGAAGACGGCGTAAGTGTCATCCTCAATGGCGTCTCGGGACACGCCGATGGTCTGCTCGAAGGTCTTGTTGCGGATGGCGTAGCCATGCACGGCCAGGGCCTTGACCACGCGCTCGCCGATCCATTCGCGCAAGTCGGCAAGATCGGCCAACCAGGGGTATTGTTCCTCGGCCGTGGTCGAGGGAACCAGCATGGCCACCTTCTCCCAAAAGGACGGCGCACCCGCGAAGGCGTTTTGGAAGGTGGTCTTGTAGCCGGTAAAAAGCGCCGAGAGCAGCGCGGCATTGATGACGTTCATGATGATGGGGCTCCTTTAGAACTCAACCCAGACGCCGTCGGCGTCCACGTTGCGAATGATGCCGACGGCCGAGCGCGTGCCGCCGCCGTCGTTGGGTGCCACGGTCTGATCGTCCACGGCGTAAGCGTTGCTGCCGATGTGCGCGCGGGTGACGTTGCCGTCGTTGGCGTAGGCAAAGCAGCCGCGTTCAACGATGACCAGCACGTCGCCGTCGCCGCCGGAGGCGTTGGAAACGGCCTCCGTCACGCGGCCGAGCCCCTTTTTCCCGGTGGCCGTGGTGGCCGGCTCGGCGTAGCCGGTCGCGTTCAACACGGCCAAGGCTCCGACGAAAAAAACCTTGCCGGCCGCCACCGGATGGCCGAAGGCCTTGCCGTCCCGGGCCGGGGTGTTGCGATCCTGGGTCAGGGCTGCCATTTACTCGCCCTCCTTCGGCAGATGCTTTTTGTAGTCCTCGGGATTGAGGCCCATCCGCGAACACACGGCCAGATCGGCTTCCCCGAGCTGACCGGCAACAGCCGGCGGGGCGTAGCCCGGGCCGTCCTGGCCGGGGGCGACAATGACCGGAGCGCCTTCGACGAAGGCCCTGAATCCTTCCAAATCCTTGGAGGCGTAGCCGAGTGCCCAATCCTTGTTCTTGGGCGTGACCTTGCCGGCCTTCATGGCCGTCTCGACGGCTTCGGTGGCCTTTTTCTGGGCCTGCCCGTCTTCCAGGGCCTTGAGCCGCGAGGCGACCGCCCGGAACTCGGACATGGGCACAAACTGGCTGGGATCGGGGCTGGCGGTTTGCCGTTGCCCCTTGTTGGCCCCGACCAGCTCCTTGGCGCAGGCGGCCAGCTGGGCCGGCTTGACCGAGCCGGTCAGCCCGAGGACATGGGCGGTCTCGTTGACGGCGACCAGGGCGTCGGCCACGGCCGCCTGCACAGCTTCGGGGGGAGCCGTCACAGCCAGCCCCAGAGACTTGGCCATGACAGCCAGCGTCTGCCCGGTCGCCGTATCCCTGGCGGCAATCGTCTTGGCATGAGCTTCCAAGGCCTCGAACGTGGTCTCGGCCGGAAGCCCCAGCGCGGCGCAAAGCGCGGCATGTTTGGGGTCCATCTCGCCTCCGTTGTTGTGGAGCCTGCTGGCCACGGCCTGCATCTCCAGTTCTGGGGTGTTGGTGAGGGCGGCGTGCTCAATGCGCATGACCTGGCCGCTTTCGTCGTAGAAAAAGACGGGAGACAAGTAGCGGTACTCGCGGTCGCGCAACCGACTCGTTGCCGTGCGCGTCCATTCAACCCGTGCCCAGATGCCACCGTCCCGGATTTCAAAACCTTTGATCCAACCGGCGGCGGGCGCAGGCTGGCCGTTGTCGCGGCTCCAAAGGATCTGATGATCGTAGTCGATGGGCAGGTCCGCGCCGGCAGCGGCGGCCAGGGTGGCGTCAATAACGCCCTGGGGATCATCCAGCAGGAACGGACCGATGCCAGTCCGGCCGGTGAACGTGCCGGCGGGCAGGAGCTGGACCCATTCGGGAGCCGCGCCGGCAGGGCCGGCGGCCAGGGGCATGGAGTTGTGGGCGCGTCGCAGCATGGCCCGAGGTCTACCCGGGCCGGGCGTGGAAGTGAGAGCGGGCAAATGTCCGCCCTATGGTCGAGGGGGTGTATTGTGGCGTCTACGCGGCGGGGCGACCCAAGACAAGCCCGGGCATGCCCCGTAATCGCGCCAGAGGGCGTTTACTCTGTGATTTACTGACTTTTACGCCCTTCGCCCTGGCTGGCCTTGCGCGCGGCCGAAAAACGCCTTATTTGGGAATTGCCTTTTGGAGGCCGTCTGGAGAGGTCGGGAATGCCGCTGCCGACCGGAGCTGCCCTACCCTGGCAGTAGTGGAGTTCCCCCGTGGAGTTTGCGCACCACCCAGGCGGCCTATCTATTTGATCCGCTCGTACATGCCGGGGTTGTCCAGGGCCGCTGGATCAATCACTCGTCCCGACCACAAGTCGTTTGTGCGGATGGTTTCCCGTTTGAATCCTTCGCCCTCGGGAACCCTGACCCGCGTGGCATAGTTCACCCGCACCACCAGCTTGCCGCTCCCCTCGCCGGCCTCTACCAAGTAGAGCAGCGCCGGGGATGTCTTGTCCCAATAGATGGCTTCCGGCTCCCACAGCGCATCCACCACCCGCTCCAGGGTCGCCCGGGACAGCGCCACGCCCGAGCCGCGCTTGGCCTCGCGGTAGAGGTGGGCGATGCCCTCTTCGGCAAGCGTGATGGCCCCGCTGGACAGCTCCACGGCCTGCCCGCCGGCCGACGCCCGGCCCGCCCCGAAAAACCGCAGCACCTCATCCGGCACGGCTCCGATAACCCGGCGCTCGCCGGTCTTGATCGGCTTGCCGGCCTCCAGGGCATCCAGGCGCGGCTTGATCCAGTCCTGCAAGTCCTGCTTGAGCGCCGGCACGACAAACCGGGCGCTGGCGGCCTGGGCGGCGGCCATGTCCGGCGCGGCGTCCACCAGCTTGCCCATGAGCGCCCGGGCCGCGTGGCCGTCCAGCGCCGCCACGCCCGGGTTGTAGGCAAAGCCCGGGTCGATCCCCCGGGGGATCATTTGCGATTCGCCCGTGCGGTCGTTGGTGTACATGACCAGATCGTCGACGGGATCGGGCGAGACCTGATAGCCCAAGGCCTCCAGATCATGGGCGGACAGCTGGATGACCGAGCAACGGCAGCGCCAGCCGTTGGGCGGATAGTGGGTCTGCCACCAGGGATGGTCCACCGGCAGCACCGTGCCGTGCCATTGGCGATGCAGCGGCCGCGTCGCGCTGTCGCGGATGGCGGTGTACATGAGGTACGGGGCGTAACGCTTGGTCCGCTGGATGCGCGCCCATTCGCCGGCCGCCTGACTCATCCGCATGTTGGTGTCGTAGATGATCTTGAGCCGGCGCGGGCTGCCGAGCTGCACGTCTTTGACTTCGCCGGTCAGCGGGTCGGGTTTTTCCATTTTGCCCCACCATCCTTTGGCTTGCAGGATGGGGGTCAGCTGGGCCGAAAACTGCTTGAGGGTCAAGCCTCGGCTGATGGCGTCGTCAACGGCGGCGTGGATGTCCTTGAGCACGTCGAAGCCGGTCGATTTGGCCACGGTAAAGGCCATGGCGTGCTGGGCCTGCCAGACGTCGCGCCAGTCCCAGGACTCCTCCAGACGATAGCCCCGGGCCTTGAAATAGGCGATGGCCTCTTCGGGCGGCAGGGCCTGAAACCGGATGTTGCCGCCGTCGCTACCGGCCATGCCCGGCCCCCGTCATCCCGGCAACGTGGGCAAAAAAGCCCAACCGAGCCAGATGTTCGGTCAACGGGCCAGTGTCCTGGCCGTCCAATACCTCTGACAGACGCGCCTGAAACTCACGCAAAGTGAGTCCTTGGGCCAAGCAGTCATCCAGGAGCGCCCGAACCGACGCCAGCAGCGGGTCAACCAGCGGTTGCCAGCCGTCCAACTCTTCGGCCACGGCCACGTCAATGGCGTCCATGGCCTGGGCCGGAGCGGCCGGCGGCGGGGTCGCGGCCACGGCCCGGCGCGAGGCGGCCGCCTGCCGGCCCGGGAGCGGCTCGGCCGGGTCGGGCGCGGCGGGATCTGCATCGTCTCTCGCACCCGGAGCGTGGAGCAGCTCCTCATCCGGGGCCGGGTCGGGCAGGCCGAACTTGTCGCGGATCGTGGACATGCCGACCTTGAGGCCAAGCGGCACGAGCTTGCCCAGGTTTTCGGCCAGGGCGGTCAAATCCTCGGCGTC